AGGAAATCTGAAACTTCTGGCTTCAAGATACCAGAAGCAAATAGGTTACCGTCAAGTCCTTGACCTACGGTTACCGTGTCGATCTTCACAGGTTGCGTTGCTGCAATCTGTGCATCTGTCGGGTTTTGTGGCATTTTTGTAAGTTTTTAAAATATTTTCCAACATGTGTTCTACACAATGTTACTGACGCTGACCATCTTGAGCCCAAGCTTGCTGCTTGCTCTTCAAAAAGTCTATTGCGCTAGAAACACCGCTTTTCTGTTCTGCTGGTTCCTGTGTCTGAGCTAAAGCGCCTTGACGTGAAACCTGCTTGTTGGATGCTGCTTCAAAAACTTCTTTTTTACCTGCATTAGTCGCTTTTCTAACCTCGTTTGCTACGATAGATTGGAGATTTACCAAGTTACCCTGTTTGTCTCTTTTAAGTAGGAAAGCTGCTTCTTTCATTCTCTGATAACTTCTCTGGTTTCCATCGAAGTAGATTAAACTATTCATTCCAGCTTCTGTCAGATTTGAATAGATTTCATCTTTGTCAGATTTAGAAAGTTTACGGTTAAACATGCTTTCTGTACTATCTAACTCCTTGCGCACTCCAGATTCAAAATCTTGTTTCTGTGCTTGCGCTTCGGATTGCATTTTGTCGAGTCTCGCTTGCTGCTCACCTTTCATGTGAGAACGAATCTTCGAAGCTTCAAAAGCTTTTGTGTTTTCGTCCAAACCTTCAATATATTCAGCTCGTTTCTCGTCATCAGTTAGAAACTGCTTCACTTGCATATCAAGAAGCTGTTCGTCACTATAAGCATCCCAGTTTGTAGAAGCTATGCCGAGGTATTCATACAAATTGCCACCGTTCTTGGCAAATTCATTGGCCTCCTTAAGCTTCTCATCTGCGAACGGATCCTGAGACTTTAACGTCTCATTCTCTTGCTTGAGAGTTTCTAAACTTGATTTCAACTGAGTAACGGCTCCTAATATCGCTTCGGGGCTGTGAGAACTGGTTTCTAAGGCTTTGCCTATGTCCTGGTAATCATCGTGGCCACTTGTGGATACTTGCTCCGTGGTTTCAGTTTCTTCAGGTGCAGTATAACTCCAAGTATTAATTTCCTCGTCAGTTTGCTCAGGAGTTTCCTGAGTTGGGTTTCCCTGACTAAGTTCTTCTGCGTTGCTTTCAGAATTTACTTGAGAATCTGAGACTTGCGTCTCTACTTGTTGTTCAACTGTTTCCTGTTCAGAAACTTGGGGTGCTGTTTCAGTGACAGCTTCTTGTGCCGGTTCTACCGGTTGTTGTGTTGGCGTGGAATTTCCAGCTAAACCTACTCTATTGGCAAAAGCCGATAAAGCCTGATCTTGCTGATCTCCATGACCTGTGGGTTTAATATCTGCCATATGCAGTATACGTTATTTTAAATAGTCGGGTTATTAGCGCTAATAATAGCACTTTTTTGATAGAAAAGAAAGAATATTACTTCTTTCCTTTCTTCTTAGCTGCTTTTGCTTTCTCTCTACGAACCTTAATATCTTGGGTAAAACCACCTTGAGATCCGTTGAATGCTCCAGAGACATCTACTGATTCTTCTCCTTTAGCTGATTCTTCTCCTTTAGCTGCTTTTTTAAGTTTTGCGTTCTCTGCTTCTAGAGTCGCTAACTGATCTTCTAATTCTGCTTTCGTTGGCATTTTATTATTAATTTTGATTTGTAACTACTGGTTCATCTACTCTTGATTTAAGTAGAATCTGTTCCTTTTTATTCTGATCTCTTTCTTGCTCTATCTCCATCTGACGCTGACCCTTAAACTGCTCCTTACTCATGTCATCCTGCATTTTCTGCTGTTGAGCTTGTTGAGCCATAAAAGCTTGTTGGTGAGCCATCTGCTGTTGTGCTTGAGCTTGTTTTTGTGCCATCTCTTCCTCTCTACGCTTGATTGTAGCCTTCAATCGCTCTACTCCTGCCGGAATATCTCGTTCTAAAGCCAAATCAAGATAGTCATCGATTCTGATAGCTCCTTGTTGCAATGCAATATCAAGAGATTTCTTGAACTCCATTCTATCCTCAAGTATTGGAGGAGTAACATCAATAAACACTGAATAGTCTTGAAGAGTGATATCTACATCTTCTTTGATAAAGTCAACCGCATCATCTCCAATAATAGGACCCCAAACCTCACCATCTTCTCCTACAATCTTAACAAGACCAGCAATTTGACTCATTACCTTCTCGCTAAACTGACGGAATAACTCAGAATAAACTTCAGTTGATAAAGCTGACTGGGTTAGCATTTGCTGAGTAACACCTACAGCTTGTGAAGCTTTCTGGTTAACTCCCTGTCTAGCCTCATTAATCCCACTGATCTCAGCCATTTCCTGATCAACCATACGGGATATATGCAAATACTGCTCAATAGATGAGCTGATCGTCATATCGAATTCACTGAAAGCATTGTACGGGTTAGGTACGCCTTCTTTCTTGGAATTAATTAAAGCAATACCAGTAACTTTCAATTGACTGATCACTTCTTCCGGAGTGTATTCGTCTGGGCATTGAGCTGTATCATATACAAAACCTTTAGCTCCAGCACGTGCCATTGCAAGCTGGAGGCTGTACATGGATATATTTTTAAGATCTTGGAGTCCTTTAAGTTGTTCAACTTTAGATACACCACGGAAATTCATGTAGTTAGGAATCAAGCTAACATAAGGAGGAAGAGTATCAGCGATATTATCTACCGATCTGATCATATTTTCCATCTCACCCCAATCTCTAATGACCTGACCACCGATTACGGTACATTTTCTCCAGATCTTTATTTGTCGAGTAACTACTTTACCCTTTTTCTTCTTCTCAGCTTTTTTAGCCTCTTTCTCATCAATAGACTTGTAATGTTTGTTACCGAACTTATCCTCGGTCTCCAAGTATCTCATTTTCTTATTATCCTGCCAGTAGGCATAGAAAACCATTACTTTCAAGGCTTTTCCTTGATCCTCCCAAACATATCTCAATCTACCTTGGTTAGCCCCATTATTAGGACCTAACATCTCGTTTGCATGACGGAAACCTCGATTACCCTCAGAAGAACTTCTTCTAACTAAATCGATTTCGTCTTTTGTAAGATTGAATTTTTGTCTGGCTTCGGCTAGAGTCATGTAGTATAACTCTCCGAAATATGATGAGTCGGTTAAAAAATCATCTTTAGAGAAAGAATCAAACACCATATACCTCGGGTCGATCCTTCTATACTTAGGCATTCCTTCTTGTATTTCTACTTTACAGAAGCAACGACCTGCTATTAGTATATCTCTGAAAAGGGCCATTCTTTCATAACCCCAGTTGTATTTTCTGTCAATTGCCTTTAATGCTCGAGTGATGAACCTTTCGGAATAATCCTTCCAGTTCTTCATATCTTCATTTAAAGCTTCTTCATCTGCCGGTAGTTGTGAGGCTATTCCTGGTACGGTGGGGATTCCTGTAGCTTTCTCTAGATCTTTAAGATCACCTAGAGATCTCATTAAAGCTAGTCTCTTAAATTTCTCGTCTAATCTGCGAGACTGTGCGGTCTTATTCATTGCCTTAGCTCTGATGTCGTATCCTTTCTGGATAGTCTCACCTACCAAAACATCAACCTTAGTCTTGATCTTATTGAAATTGAGGAATTGAGCTGGGAGTGTATCGCCTCCCTCTGTTTCTTGCAAGAATTTCCAAGCTTCGTCATCTTGGATACCATCGTAGTAATCGTAGCAGGCTTGAAGAGCTAAATACGCTAATTCATAATTCGTAGAAATCGAATCATTTAGAATCGCTAGATTAAATCTCTTATGCCAATCCTTATCCTTTTTGGAATCGGGAATGTTTACATCGGGTAAATTTGATGAGTAACCACCTACTTCGGCCATACTACCTTATACGGGAAATGAAACATAAAAGTAATTTTTTTTATTCGAAAAGTCAAGAACCTCTCATTCTCACGATCCTACCTTGGCTGTTTCGCTTGTACCCCATCTTCCAAGGTGAAGCTCTTTGCTCTTGGTCTTTTTTGTCCTGAAGTAGAGCCAAATCATCATCGTGAACTAGAGCCCAAGCAAATGCAATAGCGGCATCCGTGTTCTCATTACCCCATCTCAATAACTGATCCAATAATTCCGGATCAGGAATATATTCACAATAATGAGTGGTGTAAGACAACATCACACGCCTCATCTCCCTGAGGAAGTAATCATTCTTTTTAGCCCCGATTCTAGGCACGAATTTCTTATTTAAGCTTCGTTTTGGTATTGGCTCCTCTTTCAATAACCCTAAAAACCCATTCAACTCGTAATACTTAATCATTCCATTACGGTTTTCCTCGATCAAGTTCTTATGCCTGTTGTAGTATATTTGAGCTAATATTGCCTGTTCATGAAACTGCGAGGCATTTGTCGGCTTACAGAAAGACCTAGCTACAATCCTTAACGGAGAAGACCCTCTACCTCTAGCCATAATATACATAGCCTGAGATGAAGCCTCTGGTTTAGTGTCATCGTGATCCACTGGATCGGATCCAGAACAGTATCCTTTAGCGCCCAACAACTCGTCCGGATGTTCATAAACCCACCATTCAACTTCTACAGTAGGATCTTTACCCGGCATAAACACAGAAACAGGCTCTCCTTTAATTGTATCACCCCATCTGAAATAACCTTTAGTAGGCTCAATAGGCTTAAGCTCTAGTTCTTTCTTCTGCTTCTTTATGTTCCGGATATTACCAATACCTCCAATAACCCTGTATTGAAGTGCATCTCCGATTACTAAAGGTTGTTTCTGAACGTAATCAAAGTAATTAGTGGCTTCGTTCTCAAGTTTTAAGTGTCTGCCTTTTAATATCTTAGACACTTCTACTTCAATTAAATCATTACCATACTCGTCTACATTCTTACCAGCCCACCCAGGCATAAAGAACTTAACTAGATCATAGGTTTCTGACTTATCCCACATTTCTTTCAACCCAGAAGATCCTTTATCTACATCTCCTGCAGTTCCGAATATAATGGGAACTCCCACACGCCCCTTTTCATCATCAAGACAATCCTCAGTAAAACCCCACATGGTGAGCAGGTTGTCTTTCTTTCCAGCCTCATCACTAATCCATATATCCATACCAAGACCCTCGTAAGCTGAGTCTGTTGGAGGTTTAGAGAATACTTCTGATTCGTTACCTGATAGCTTTTTGGTTTCCTTGTCCTTACGAGCAAATACTATCTTCTCTTTAGTTAAGGCTCCGTCTGTGGGTACTCGAAGGAAATCTGGGAGACGGTCGAATAACTTACGTACCTTATCAAAAAGTATAATTGAATCTTCATCAGTCTTAGAGTCCATTCCAACTGATTGACCTTTAAAGAATATACATCTCCATAAAGCAATACAAGCTGCTTTCCATGAAAAACCAGCTCTACGTCTCTTTACGCAAACAACTCCTTTACCTTGATTTTCCCCTCCATCAAAGCAAGACTCTACCAACTTGAAGAATTCATGATCAGCGGCCCGGAACTCAGGATACCCCTTTCCTTTACCTCGAATATCGATCTTGCAGTAATTAAACCAGAAGTACATCATGCCACACATATCATTGTGGCCATGTATGATTCTTCTTATTTCTTCACGGTAAAACTCATACTCCTCAAAGTCTGTTTTGAACTCACGGCCCTCCCATTCTCTTCGTTTGTACTTCTTGGTGTTTTTAGGGAATAGCTGTTTACACCATTTGATGTACTCATCAAAGTTTTCGTCTTCTACTTCGTAGTAGGGAAAGTCTTTATATTCGTAACTAGCCAAGATATTTCTCTAATGCGGATTTCTGTGTGTGAGACTCACTATCATCTGAGATCTCTACCTCAATCATATAACCGTATTTTTCATCATAACGTTCTTGTAGCTTATTTCTGTGCTCCATTACTGATTCGAGCTTGGGTAGGATCTTAGCCACTTCCTCTTTCTCTGAGGTCGTTTTAGATTTCTTACCAATCAACTCCAATTGACGATCGATCTCTACATTCATAGCCTCAAGCGCCCGGATCTCAATGTCCTTATCTTTGATCAGACCGATCATCTTCTTCTCCTGAGGGTCCCACCAGTACTTGTATCTGTCTCGGTATTGCTTATAAGTATTTAGAGTCCAACCAATGAACTTACTACCACACACAGCCTTCTTCCGGTCTGTATTATCCGTGTAAATCCTCCTAAAAGGAGAATCAGGATCGTGAAACAGCACGTAGTACTTCATCAGCTTATCCGGTGTTTTCTCCGGGAATATAGCTAATGCGCCTGGGTTGTCTTCAAAGAAAGGTTTATTGGAAACTCTAAATATCATTTGAGGTTCGTTAAGATCGCAAAGAAGTCGCATGAATAATCCCACGTTTTTCTAAGGATATTATAAGAAGCCTTTACAGGCAACAATATAAGTCCAGGGATTATAAAAACAACTAACGCAATCTTACTCCTCTTTGTTGTGAGAGTCTTAGGGTAGAGCTTCATTCTCTCCCACACTGATGATTTAGGGAATATGACTTGATTGATCTTGGCAGGCCTGAATTGTGGGGCCTTAATTTGTATCTGCTCTTGGGCAGTAGTTTTCTCTTCTGATGTCATCTTTACGATGTTGTTTTGTATATAAAGTTAAGATTTCCTCTGAGTTTTCGCAAATCTCGCACTCCATCAACTAAAAATACGCAAGGACCACTGTATTTGTTGTCAGCGATTACTTTTAACTTACGATCCGTATCGACCATCAGATCACTTAATTGCCTTTCTTGTTTCTTCAGCTTGCTTTTGCCGTTTTTCATAGTTGTTGCCTCTTAAGTCATGGTTTTCCTCTTGGAGCTTCTGTCGTGTTCTACGAATGCTCTTTGGGTTTGCATACTTGCCTTCTATGAAAGATACAGCAAAGTCTCTAAAACTAAAATCCTCCTCCTTCATTCTTTTGTTTTGGTGGCTCCACACGTTAAGCATTAACCGGTTGTCATTGTCCCTTAACTCAGGGTACTTGGTTAATAATACCTCTACTACTGGACGTAGTTTCTTTATCTCTTCTATGAATGGGTTTTCTGTCATTTTAGTATAGCATTTAGGGCAGTGATGTAAGACTGTTATATCGGACTCATTTTCGCATTCAGGACATATTACAACGCAGTCCCACATACGGGAGACTTGTTGTAGTTTGTTTAATTCTGGGTCTTTTACTTCAATTTTCATTTTCAAAGTTTAAAGTTATGATCTTAAAATCATGTCTTAAACATTGTTTTGAGTAGATTTTAGGGCACTGGTTCATATATACTAGTTAGCGTTCATTTTTACCACCACTCTTCCAATGTTCAATAAATGTCTTTTTCATTAATTCAGCATACTCATTTGCTTGTTCTTCTGTCAAATCTTTTATTGGTATTTTACCAATAGATTGTTTAAATCCTTCTTGCCTTTTTCCTATTGGTTGTTCAATAAAGATGTGAGATGGCATTACTGGTTTTTTAATTTTACTTTTAATTTCCATTTTATCAAATTTAAAGTCAACGCTTAAACAAACGCTAACAAGGTTTAAAATTCATATTTCACTGCGTTACATACGCATTTTACACAAATCGTTATGGTGCAATAAAATTACTCCTTTAACCAAGTAACTTTACCAGTAACATTGTCTTTAATTAATGCT